TATTGCTAAGTGGTGAATCAATCCTTATCCCTATTGAGTCTTAGAAGAATATAGACTTGCTATATCTTGTTAGAATGCTTTTCCACAGATTTTGTGGATAACTGAAACGCTCATAATCCTCACGAAAAAACTCATATTTCTCATAAATCTCATGAATCCTTGACATTTGGTACATATTTGTTGTTTGTGCTATCTTTACATTGTGACGCACCAACGGCGATGCGATTAGCCCTCTACGGCAGGAACTTGCGTTCTAGTAGGTGCACGAATCAATCCCCTGATTGGATTGGCCGTAATAGCAGGGAAAAAGGACGTCACGTTTATTAATCGATTAATAATCTATTTCACAGGAGTGAATCATGAGCAATACAGGCGTAAAAGATTACACGTCATCTGATAGTGACAGTGGTAACACTCACTACAATGGTGTGCCAAGTGAATACGGTAGACGTGTTGAGCAACAAAACAAGATGCAACCTAAATACTGCGAACCCGGTGAAGCTGGTGGGGAAATGCGCGGTGAGAAACGCAACGAGCAAGCAGGCCCCTAATGGCTGCCCCTAAAAAGCAACCCGCCAAGGCGAAAGCCAAGGTGGGTCGTCCACTTGAATATACCAAGGAAATGGGCGACTACATTTGCGAGCTAGTTTCTTCAACAGGTCACGGCCTCTTGAAGCTTACACAGTTATACCCCGAATTACCTGACAAGATGACCATCAACCGATGGCGTCACAGATTGCCCGAATTTCGCGCCCAGTACGCACAGGCCAAGATAGAGCAGGCTGATATTTTAGCTGAAGAATGCTTGGAAATTGCCGATGACAGTAGTGGTGATACCAAGATTAATCCAGAAACAGGTGATGAATATTTAAACACCGAATTTGTAGCACGCGCACGTCTGCGCATTGACACACGTAAATGGCTAGCTGCCAAGCTGTTGCCCAAACAATACGGCAAAGCCGCTGAAGAGCCTGAGAAACAAAAAGGTGATGGTGAATCCGTCCTTGAACGCATATTGGATAGGCTGATTGATTAATGGATGATGAGAAGTTAATACGTGTATTAAAATCATTGCCCCTATTTGCTAAAAACTTTCTTATCATTCATGACAAGGCTGGGGCAGAAAAGAACTTTGTCTTTAACCGCGCACAACTCTACATTCATGAACGACTAGAAGCCCAGCTCAAAGCCACGGGTAAAATTCGAGCGCTGATACTCAAAGGGCGTCAACAAGGGGTTTCAACCTATGTGCAAAGCCGGTTCTTTCATAAGACCGTCACCAAGCGTGGTAAAAAATCATTCATCCTAACGCACCACGCTGATTCTACCCGCGCACTCTTTGAGATGACCAAGCGCTACAGTGAGAATCTTGACAAAGACATGTTCCCACAACCCGATAAGAAGAACGACAATACCTTGATGTACGATGGCTTAGGCTCTGGTTACCGGGTGGGGACTGCTGGGAGTGTGGAAGTAGGCCGCGGTATGACTAACCAATACCTGCATTTATCCGAGTATGCATTCTACAAGGACGCCGCTAAGATTGGCATGGGCTTGCTGAACACGGTCGCTGAGATTGATGATACTGAAATCATAAAAGAATCTACTGCTAACGGGCAGGCTAATGACTTTTATGCTGATTGGAAAGCCGCCAAGAATGGCGCTAGCCGTTATCAAGCCATCTTTGTGCCATGGTATTGGCAAGATGAGTATTGCATTGACGATCCCGCTTTTATCCCAATGGATGAAGAAGTCGAATGGCTTGAGAAGTTTGGCCCTGATGGACTAAAGCCCGGTCACTTAAACTGGCGTCGCATTAAGATGCAAGACATTAAGGGTGACTACGAGCAGAAATGTCGCAAATTCAGGCAAGAATATCCCTTTACTGATGACGAAGCATTCTTGTCTTCAATCACTGATACATTCATACAGGTTGAACATGTAGCAAAAGCACGTAATACTAAGGTTGACAGCCAAGCTAATCTTGTGATAGGGGTTGACCCGGCACGTAAGGGTGATGATAGAACGGCAATCATTCGTCGGCGTGGACGTCGTGCGTATGGATTAGAAACCCATTACAATATCGATACGATGGAGCTTGCTGGTATTATTAAGCGCATTATTGACAAAGAGCATCCCAAGCGTGTTTGCATTGACTCCATAGGAATTGGGGCCGGTGTTGTGGATAGGCTTCATGAATTGGGTTTGGATATTGTGGAAGGGGTGAATGTGGCCCGTCGTGCCAGTGAGCCATCCAAGTATCGCAACTTGCGTGCTGAGCTTTGGGATATGATGCGGGATTGGTTTATACAGGATATGCCGGTTGAGATACCGGATAGTGATGAGCTACAGACTGATTTGGTGAGCCTTGGATACAAGTATGATTCCAGTGATAGGCTTTTGATTGAGGGCAAAGAGGATGCCAAGAAGCGCGGCAGTTTGTCGCCGGACACCTCAGATGCCCTGATGTTAACTTTTTATGGTGGAGAATATGTACAGGATGGGGGTTATGAACCGACCCGCTTACCTGAGCGACTCGCAGGGTCGTTGATTTAGTAGTTGACAGGCGGTTGACGAAAACTAACAAAGGATTGATTATGGCCATCAAAGAAGATGAAAAGATTGCTCGTCAAGCACGCATTGCTTGCGAGAAATTTAGAGGGAATTTTAAACAGAATATCGACCTCTATCACACCATGCATACCTTCGTCTTAGGCCAGCAATGGACTGATGAAGAAGAAGATGACATGATTAAGACCTACCGCAAGGTGCCTCTTACATCCAATAAGCTCGGTACTATGTCTAACTCACTGTTAGGCGAGCAACAACAAAACACCCCCCAATTACAAGTCGTCCCAATGACAGGATGCGATCAGAAAACCGCCCACCTTCGTGAAATCATGACCAAAGACATCATGTTCTCATCCGATGCAACAACAGCGTATCAAGTAGCCGCAGGCCAAGCAGCCATCGGTGGCTTTGGTGCTTTCTGCATTGGTACTGATTATGCGCATGAGAAATCCTTTGACCAAGATATTGTCTATTACCATTTCAAGGACGCAACCCGCTGCTATTGGGATGTGGGAGCTGAAACCATTAACAAGACCGATGGCACGATGTGCGGGTATCTATCGCGCATGAGTCGTGAGAAGTTTCGTGATATGTATGGCAAGGAAACTGAGGAAAATATTTTAAAGACCTCAGGCATTACCCAAACCCAAGAAGAAATCGCCTTGGCTGTTCAACCTGATGATGGGGACGATCCCTTCAATTGGGCCGATGATGAAGGTATCACCATCATTGACCATTACGTGCGCAAGTATGAAAACGACACGCTTTATAAGCTATCCAACGGCAACATCCTAAACCAAGAAGAAATGGATGAGATGATTGAACACTCGCGTGACATCAATGAGCGCAACCGAATGATGGACATGCAAGGCATGCAAAATCCCATGATGGGAATGGGTGGTGGAATGCCTGCGGGACAAATGCAGGGACAAGAAGAAGAGCCGATGGCTGAAGGAGAGGCGGCCCAATTACAAACCGATGGCTTTGGCGTGGGTGGCAGTCATGAAATATTACCCCAACCTAAAGGCATCGACGTTGACCGCTACAATAGAGCCCAAGATTTAGCCGTTGAAACCGATGTGGATTCGTTTGAAACCATGACTCTTTGGGATGATGGCGAGATGGTTCGCATTGAAGACAGCAGACCATCCAAACGGCATAAAATTATTCATTACCGCATTGCCGGTAACTACATCCTTGACCAAACTGAATTTCCTAGCCAACAATTGCCATTGGTCTATGTCGATAACAATTCGTACTATGACAAGACAGGTAAGCAGGTGACGCGTTCCTTCTTTGGAGACTGTCGTGATACTCAGCGTTATATCAACTATCTTCGTACACAATCAGCGTATATCCTTAAGGTTTCCCGTTATGACCAGTGGATTGGTAGCAAGAAGAATGTTGCAAGCATTGATACCCAAAGAAACTGGCGTGACCCAACAGCCATTCAAGGAATGCTTACTTATGACGAATCCCCCGAAGGAAACAAGCCTGAGCAAATCAGACCACCAGAGTTGTCCGTGTCCTTGTTCCAACAATACCAACTTGCGATTGAAGATCTCTACACATCAACTGGCCTATATCCAGCACGCATGGGGAACAACGGAGACGAAGCCAGCGGTAAGGCTATTGATGCGCGGACGCGTCAAGGCTCTTACTCCACTTACGTCTTCTTCAACTCCATCAACCGAGCTATAGCCACAGGTGGTGAAATCGTTAATGAGATGATCCCAAGAGTCTATGACTCTGAGCGCGTCATGACTTTGATGATGCCGGATGAGGGAATGAAGAACATTACCATCAACCAACAACGAGATGAGTACGGTGAGCAAATTGAAAATGACATCCGTAAAGGAACGTATCAGGTTAGGCTTAAACCCGGCCCAAGCTTTGAAGGGCAAAAAGAACAGGCATTACAGTCATTACGAGAAGTGCTCCAAGCCGATCCCACCGCGTTTAATCTTATTGCCGACCTCTATGCTGAAAACTTGCCTCTTGCTAATACTATTGAAATTAAAAATAGACTTAAGACGCGTGTACCCCCACAAATAATTGAAGCCGGCAAGACAGGTGAGATGCCCAAGGAACAAGGGCCATCACCCGAACAGCAAGCTGTTCAAATTCAACAACAAGCAGCACAAGCAGACATGCAGTTTAAACAAGCTCAAATTCAAATCAAACAGCAAGAACTACAGCTCAAAGAAAAAGAAATGCAAGCTGAGATTGAGATTGAGCGCATGAAGTTAGAAATAGCACAAATGGAGTTAGCGGGTGATATTGAAGGTGAGCGTATGCGCTACATGGCCGAAACACAAAGGACGCAAAGCGATAACGCCATCTCTCATGCCGATAATATGGTCAAGATTTTGACACATAAAGTTGTTTAACACTAGAGAGAGAGGGAACTATGCCAACGAGTAGCATCGATGAGTTATTACTTGGTGGGGGCAACTCCACCCAACCTGAAACGCCAGAGCATCAGCATTTGGATGGCCCGGCAGAAATAGAGGAACTTGAGCCTGAAACCCAAACGCCAGACTATGGATTGGATGAGGATGAGTCAACGCAATCACATGAGAAATCCTTACCTGATGCGGATTCCGATGAAGATGAGCCACAAGAAGCACATGAAGATAGCTTTGATGAGTACGGAAATGAAAAGCCAAAGCCACGCATGTACACTCAAGAAGAAGTCAATGAGATGTTTCGGCGCCGCTTTAAAAACAAGCCGGAAGCCGAGCAACAAGCCGTTATGCAGCAAATGCAACAGCCCGGTAGCCAGTTTGAATTTGATCCCACGTCTGATAAATCACCTGCCCAACAACTAGAAAGCTTCATTGAGCAAACCTTTCAAAAGATGACCAATAAGCGTGAGCAAGAAGTAGCCCAGCAAAAAGAGCGTGAGATTCAAGAAGAGTTTGAGGATAAATTCACCCAAGGGATGAGTAAGTTTCCAGACTTTCGGGATGTCATGGTCGACCTTGGCTTTCAAATCACAAACCCCATGACCTTGGCAACACGTGCGATGGCAGATCCCGCAGCCTTTCTATACGCTGCCGCCAAACGCCAACCCCAAGAGCTTGAGCGCATCTCAAAGATTCGTGACCCGTATGCGCAAATGACTGAGATGGGCAAATTAGAGGAACGTATGCGACGCAATAAACCAACCACCAAAGCACCAAGACCCCTTGGTCGCACCAAAGAAGACAGTGTGGCGCCTCAACCTAAGAAGAAGTCTGAGCCCACGATTGAGGACTTGATTGCCAAGTCTGATGCTAAAAAACTTCAACGTATGCGATCACGCGGTAACAATAGACGCTAATCGCTTGACCGAATTCGGTAATGACAAAACCGAATTCGGTTTAACATTTGACAAAACTGTGTTATGTGGCCTAAGATTCAAATTGATGAGTAAGGGACTCCATCACCCACGTAACACACATAGACGCGTATAAGTTGTCATTGTCGACCGTCGGACAAATGAAAGTAGGCACCCACTTTTGGGTATTTATTATTAATTTGTTCATGGAGAACAAAAATGGCTAACGTGTTTAGAGAAACACAGTACGTCTTGGATGACGTATTTGTACGATTTTGGAACTCATTGAGTTTCGCCCGCACAGCAAACAGAAACCTTGAAGCAGACTTTAAAAATCTAAAATTCGCAACTGGTCAAACCATTGACTACCGCTTAGAAGAAAGATATTTAGCCGGTGAAGGTGCGAGTGCTACTGCTGAAGCTCGTGTTCAGATAGTTAGACCTCTTTCAATTACTAAGCAATTCCGCACCATGATCGAATACACAGGGTTTAACCTGACATTCGACAGAGCGCGTGACGAACCTTATTTGGAAATGGCCAACGCTCCACGTGCTAAACGTCTTGCGAACATGGTTGAAAAATTCATTGCTGAAGAATTCCAAACCAAAACTTATCAAGCAGTCGGAACACCCGGCGTCCCTGTAGACTTCAACACGATTTTATCTGCTGATGCCTACATGACTGAGCTTGCAATTCCTGAAGACGGTAAGCGTTACGCAGGGGTTGGCCCAAGAATCGCAGCTAATCTTTCAAATGACCTCTACAACGTATTCAATGACACTGTAAACACTGGTGCCTTGATTGATGGATTCGTTGGTCACTTGTCTGGCTTTGACTTCTTCAAGACTAACTTCTTAACTCGTCAAATCGCTGGTGCTGGTCAAGCTGGTGGCTCACCACCTGCTGGATTCTTACTTGGCGGTATCGTTACTAACGGCCCAATCACAGGTGGTAACACCATTGAAGTGGATTCTTTAGGACAAGCGCCCGGTACTGTTGTATTCCAAAAAGGTGACATCATAGAAATTGATGATGCTGCTGGCGTGTTTATGGTCAATCCTTTGACTTATGACGCATTGGAACAGCGTGCTCAGTTTGTAGTAACCGCGCAAGTTATCTCTGCCGACGGTGACACTGCAATCATCCCTGTAAACCCAACAATCGTTATCGATGGTGCTCGTCAAAATATCTCTGCTGCTATCCCTGATGGCGCACAAATATTACTTCGTGCTTCTCATAACGTGAGCTTGGCATACCACACTCAAGCTGTTGTGTTCGCAGCACCCCCAATCAAAGAACTACGCGGTGGTGTTGAAGCAGTTACACGATACTCAGACCTCTATAAGTTAGCAATGACTTACTCATTGGGTGCTGATATCCGTAACTACGAACAGTTAGACCGTATTGACGTTATATGCGGTGTGGCAATCAACCCTGAGTTTTCAGTTCGTATTTGCTCATAATCTTAACCATTCCAGACAGCTCGAAATTTTAGGGTTGTCTGGCGTGTTAGCTTAAAAGGACGAAAAGATGAAAGGAGCACCCGCTACATACAAAGGCCGAATGATATCGAAAGAACATTTTAGGGTCTTTATTTATTCCCCTGATGGCGCAAAGAAACTCATTGAGTCATGGGATGAATTTGAAAAACACATGGAAACAGGATTGTGGTTTGCTAATCGCAAAGATGCCCAAAAGCCTGTTGAACCAAAGGTTGAAGAAGAAAAGCCAAAGCGTGTACGCAATAAGCCTGTGGCTACAACTACCTTGGAATTGAAAGAAGAGCCTCTCTTTGAAGAAGAGCTCATCCCGGTAGGCAAAGAAGATTTAGTGTTTGAAGTAAAGGATGACGGTTTCTTACCTAAAGAGAAAAAATAATGGCAATGACAGTCCGCGAGTTTTGTTTTCAGATGTACCGACTGATAAGCGCTTCAAACCCAACGGTTCCACTACATGGGGATGATGAGAAGCTTGCGGTACGTGTGTTGAATCAAATATTGCAGTCTTATGCAAGCTCAGGATTGATGTTGACCATTGCAAAAACGGTGTCGGTTGATATTAATTTGCCGATTAAAGAAATTTATTTTACCGATCCCAATTACTCAACCACTACAACACACAAAGAAATAGTAACGCTTACCACAGCATCACCTAGCTTTACGGTTGCTGATAGTTCTATTTATTTTGTGGGCGATTTGGTTACAGGCGGTGGAATACCGGCCTTAACCACCATTTTATCGATAGTAGGAAATGTCGTTACTCTGACGGCTAATGCGACAACGACTGGCGCATCTGCATTGACGTTTACACATGATGTGAGCGATCCCTCTGTGGCCTACATAAAACAAGGACGCCTTGCGAATTTAGATAGCGCATGGCTCGTTTTAAGCGGAGTAACCTACCCACTTATCGATAAAAGCAGGGATGAATTCTTGGCGGCATGGAAATATGAGCCCTTACAGGGCTTGCCGCGCTTTATTATCACCTTTCCCGAGACAAGCGTTGTGCGTGCGCAACTCTATCCCGCACCCAGCCAGTTTTATACATTCTTTGCTCGGGGAAAGTTTCAGTTACCAAGCCTTACGGTCAATGACGACCTAAGTATGGTTCCTGAGTACTGGCACTTATACTTTTTGTATGCAGTCGCCAAGTACGTTTCAAAGTTTAAGGGACGCGGTTCTGCATGGACGCCCGATTTAGAAGCAGAATATCGTGAGCTTAAAGACAACATGGAAGCAGCAAGTGAAGTCAATCTGTCCATTGCAGGTGATGAACAATCCCTACTCAATGGCGCATGGCGCACTAGGGCAGGTATTTAATGGCTGCCAATCCGAATGCTGCAACCATTCAAGAGCTGCCGATATTTTGTTATTACGACAAACAACGCTTCACTCAATTTGGCGCTATGGATTGTGCCAACTGGTATGGCATACAGGTGGAATCAGGAAAAAAGCAACAGGCGCTTTATCCTGCCATGGGTCGCCAACATGTGCGGTTTTTAAATCAAAATCGCCTTGTCTTTAGCACCCAACCCCGAGTTGAATTTAAATCCATCAACTTTTTATATGTGGTGGATGGTACAACAGTGTACCAGTTTGATAGATTTTACAACCGAAAAACCTTGCCCATTAATGTGGCATTGGGTGCGCCGATATGGTTTGCAACGCTCGCCGTTGGCACCACGGTTTATAACATGATGACGGATAGAACGAACATTTTTCTCATTACAGAAAATGGATCTGCCGTCACCGCCGAAGTGGTTACCGATGTCAATCGCCCAGCGAACCCTCTCTACGTTGCGGCGTTCGGTAACCGCTTCGTTGTAAGTACGGCAGACACGCCGGACTTCACCTTAAGCACGATTAACGTGGCGGGTGGTGCGGCTGCATGTTTTAGTTTTGGAAGTCCCGCAACAGGATTATTTGCGCGTGCTTCAGGGGTTATTGGCCAGTTTGCCGTATTGCACAATCAGCTATACATTATGTGCGATTTTACCACAGACGTTTGGGCCAATATTATTACCCAAATTACTGTTGGTGGTGTGACTCGTGAGTTTCCTTGGAAACTTAACAGCTCATATAACTTTGACTTTGGTATTGCCGATCCCAATAGCTTATCGGTTGACTTTGGCATGATGGTGTGGCTTGCGCGTAACAGCAACGGCTTGGTGTCCTTTATGATGAGTAATGGACAAGCACCACAGGATATATCATCCCAAGCCATTAACGTGCTGCTTGAGAATTCGACTCATCCTGATACGGTGAGCCCTTTTTTGACCAATGAAGTGGATGGGTTTTTATACCAGTATGAGAATACGATTTTTTATAGGGCGGCGGCCGGACGGTTTGTGAACTTTGGCGACTTGGATATCATCGATAATGCTAACGCTATTGAATACAACTTTGAAACTGGCAAGTGGGCACGTGTTATTGAACTTAATGGTGAGCGTAACCGTATCCAAAAGCATGTCTACTTTAACAGTTCTCATTTGGTGATTGTGCAAGATGATCCAGCCATCTATCAAATGGCAGGTAATATTTACCATAACGAATTAAGAAATACAGCACAACCAGACATTCAAGCAGCGGATGCGTTTTTGAAATACCCCATGCGCTATGAGCTTGTGACCCAGCAAATCTATTTGCCGGATTACGCGGAGTTTGAAGATGAGTATGTCGAGATTGACTTTGTATTTGGGAATAAGACGTTTTATCAAAGCTATGCCCCTTTCCTCAATACGGTATATGTCGTTAAGGATGGCGAGCCACCGGATGCACCTGTCTTTGTCCTTTCAGAAGATAATAAGTATCTTATTAAAGAGGGAACCAACACACCCACATTTGATGATAACCATTATAACGCTCTATTTAAGCCTCATATTGAGCTTTATTATTCTGATGATGGGGGTGAAACATACCTTCCAGCAGATGTGCGCGAATTCAGCCCTCTCGGGGCGTATCGCTGGCGAATGCGATGGTACGAGTTAGCTTGTAGCCGTAACCGCTGTTATCGGCTGGTCTGTGTAAGCTCAGCGCCCATCGTGGTATTGGGTGGGGTTCGCATGAGCCGACGTGTGAGCGGGGGTGCCAATTAATGACTATTTTTTTAGATAGGATTGATGCAGCACCCATTATGAACAGTGATTTTGATGCCCAATTCTTGCAATGGATTTGGGTGTTGGTTGATACTTTAAATGAGAACATTAATGATATTCAAGACGCCTTAAATCTATTAACCGCCATGGGCTATACAGCGGTTGAAATTGCCGCAATGAATGTGGCAGGGACTTTGGGCAATGGAGTTTTGTTGTATGACACAACAAACCACGTTTATGTAGGGAAGCAAAACGGGGCTTTGGTCAAATTTACGACCACGGCCTACCCATAAGGAGATGAACAATGAGCTGGCTATCTAGTTTTCTACATCCCGGCAAAGGCTATGAGAAGGGCCAAGAGCAGCTCGATAAATACTATGGGCAGGCTCAAAACTTCTTTAACCAAGGCCAGCAGTATTTAGATCCCTACAACAAGCAAGGGCAAAGCGCATTTGGTGACCTACAAAACACCATGAAATCATTGCTAGACCCTCAAGCCCTGCAAGACAAATGGATTAAAGGCTATACCGAATCGGAAGCTGCCAAGAATGCGGAAGGTCGCGCCCAAGAACATGGCCTTGATGCCGCAAGCTCTATGGGGCTTATGGGTTCAAGCCCAGCATTATCAGCCATACAAGCAGGAACCACACAAATTGGCTTAGATGACAGACAAAATTACCTTGATAACTTGATGCAAAAATACTTAGCGGGCGCTGGCATGGCTCAAGGGCTCTACGGCTCAGGATTAAACGCCGCAGGCCAACAAAACCAAAATGCCATGGGTATGGGTAACAATGCCATGAATATGGGCCAAAATAGCGCTCAAATGGCCTTTGGACAGCAAAATGCAGGCGGCAGTATGTTTGGTAATTTGCTTGGTGCTGGCTTAGGATTGGCAGGAAGTGCGCTGGGTGGCCCTATGGGTGGCGCTTTAGCTAAACGATGGAATCTTTCAGGGGGTGCATAATGGCAATTAATGTTCCTATGCCCTCATTACCGGGGGATGCGCTGTTAAAAGGGATTGATACTGGCTCTAATATGTTTGCCAAAATCATGAACGCCCGTTACAACAGCTCACTTCACCCATCAGGTGATGTGGCAAATGCCATGTATGTGGAGCAATTGCGCAATCAATATGGTGAAGATGACCCACGCTATTTGCAAGCGAAAGCCGCTCATGAAATGGCGATGCAAGGGCATCAATCCTTAATGGATTACCGCACCCAATTATCACAATTAGCCCCTTATCGTGCCGCAACACCTGAAGAAAAGCTGATTGCTGCCCAAAAAGGCCATGGCGTATTGCAAACCTTTGGCGGTGGAACAGGTGGCAGCGAGAAAGTCAAAGCAGGCATGGTGTCTGGCGATGATGGGCATGTGATTTCTGAAGAGGAAGCACGCGTTTATAACCAAGCATTGGGCAAAAAGACCACGGATGCTGCCATTCGCAATAAGATCCCTTACGCTAAAAACGTCAAAATCACCATGGATAACATCAACCCTGAAGCATTGGTTCAATATTCAGGGGTGCAAGGCAGTGGTAAATTATTGGTAGACTCTTTGAAAGCTGCAATGGGTACGCCGCCTCCTGAATTCATGGAATATCAAAAGGCGGTGACTGGTGCTAAGACCTTATCCAAGCAATTGCGTCAATTTTGGGGTGATTCCATTCAGCCTGCGGCGACTGATAAGATTGATCAGCTAACAAACCCTAGCCATTGGAGCAAAAATCCACAAGTGGCCTTGCAGCAATTTAACCAATTAAAGCAAATTACCGATCAAGAATTGCAAACCTTCCAGCAAGCTGGCACATCGCCCATGAAGTTGGATTATGACAAAGCCACAGACAGCTTCTTTGCAACACCTACTCAAAAGGCTGCTAAAGCTGAAGAAAAAATGGCTCAAGATACATCCGATGACTTTTTAAGGGCTATGGAACCACAATTGTTGCAAATGAACCCTAAATTTACGGCTTCTAACATCAAACATACAGCCCAAGAGACTGGCATGAGCGTTGAGGAAGTGATTCAACAACTCATGTCTAAAAATCAGCAAGGAGGCCGATAATGCCTATTAATTTGCTGGCTGATGACACTGAAGCACCTATCAATTTGCTGGCTGAAGAACCAAGTAGCCAGTCATTTTATGACTTATCGCCTGAAGATCAAGAAAAAGTCATGGGTCTTGTTAAGCAAAAATTATCCATGCAACACCCCAATATGCCGGAGTGGATGCAAGACGTATTGCTGAAAATGACACCAAAAGACAAATCACCCATGCTTGAATCAGCAGCACGTGGCATGACGAACGTGTCAAACTACATACCAGCAGCCTTTGGCGGATTATTACAAGGTGCATCCATCCCTATTCGTGGCGTGGCAAGCATGATTCCCGGTGAATTTGCCCAAGGTCTTGCTAATAGCCCTGATTTACGTGATTTATTTCCACAAGCTGAAGGAACAGGCCAAAAGTCTGTCCAAGCAGCCGCAGAATTACTAGGCGGTGGCGGTTTATTCGGAAAGCTCATGCAAGGTGTGAAAGGTGCTGCCGCCTTATCCCGAGTACCTAAGATGCTTCAAAACCCATTAGCTTTGGGTGGTGCTGGGTACATTGCCACCCCCGGAACCCCAACTGATAAAGGCTTGGGTGCAGCCGGGGCTCTGGCTCTTGGTGGCGCTGGAAATTTAGCCGGTAAAGCGGCTGGCAAAGTAGGTGAAAAATTACCCGAATTCATGCGCGGATTAACCAGTAAATCAACCCCTGAATCATTGGTTGAAGCCGTACAAAAACCACATGACAAGCTTCAAAGTACTGCCGATGAGCTCTATGGACAGGTGCGTAGTGCTGTTAAAAAACGTGGCATTAAGATCCCTATCAAAGACATGCATTTGGATAAGGTAAGAGAAATATTGCCTAAAACACGTGCCAGTGAGAAGCTTATTGAGCGTGCCAAATCAGGCGATTATGACGCAGTACATGACTTACAAAGCCACCTTTACAAGAAAGGCACCAAAGGCTTGGCATCCGATGATATTGCCTTGGAAAACCAAGGTGAAGAGATATTGGATTTACGAGACAAAATAAACGATGATTTAGAAAGCCACTTATTGAAAGAAGGTCACATTGATGTGGCCCACGTGCTCAAACAAGGGAAAAAGACGGTTGCTAAGCTTAAAAGTACCTACTTTGCGCCACTGCTTAGAAAAGGCGTTGGTAAGATGGTGCAATCGGATTTGCGCTTAGTTCCTGAAAACCCTGAGAAGTTATTTAGTCAAAACTCAGTGCCTATGAAAGATTTTCTAGGTAAGCACCCGGAAGCTGCAAAGCATGTACAAGGCATTAAAGAAAAACAAAAGGCGATGAAAGATTTGGATAGTTTATTTAAAAAAGGCGCTGGCGTTGGTGGAGCAACATTTATTGGCAAAACTATTTACGATTTATTTCGTTAGCCTTTAAGTGAACGCTTACACCGAACCAACCGATAGCAGCACAGCAAAGAATAAAGATCATGATTTACCCCTAAATGATTAAGTATAAAGCAGTATATGGATAAAAAACAAGCATTAATCGACAAGGAGTTGAAAATGCCCTTAGTGAAAGGGAAAAAAGCAAGCACGCGCTCAGGGTTTTCCGAGAACGTGAAGCGTGAGATGAACGCCGGCAAGCCACAAAAGCAAGCTGTTGCTATTGCTTATTCGGAAGCGCGAGAAGGTAAAAAGCGCCCTAAAAAGTAAATTATAAGGACATACCATGGCACTAGGGATAAGAGGCGCAAACCCGATTTGGGCTGAGTTTGATTTGGAAGGGAATCTGTTTGACGACACGTTTTATCTGTACGTGCTTCAAAACACATTGCCTTATTTGCCTGCGACCGTGTATCACGATCCAGATTTATCAGTGCCATGGACTAATCCCATTCAGTTCTTAGCCAATGGCACATTGCCTGTCGATATATTCTTTGAATCAGATGTGGTCTATCGCTTGGAGTTTCGACAAAACCTTGGCGTGTTACCCCCATCTCAAAACGACCCGCTCATTTATGAAGTCAATAATTACATTGCAGGCTCAGGCGGCTCAACACCGATTGATACGGTGGCCTTTGCGTCTAGCAATCAGATAACCAACCCCCAATTTTCTCTGATAAGTTTTTCGTCCCCTTTTACCTTATCAGCGGCGACTAATCCCGATCCGATAGAAGTTGCGCCGGGTTGGTTCCTAGAATTGGCAGGAACCGGAAACGTAACCCTTGAGCAAGTGCCATTAAATGACACCCTCACCAACCCGTCAAATGCGCCCTATGCGCTGCGATTGACCTTGGTTGGCTGGGACACTGACGGAGTATTCTTGCGTCAACGATTCCAACAAAATGGAATGCTATGGGCGAATAAAATCGTATCATCCACAGTTACCGCACGTATTGGGCCATCAGACGTACCCCAAAATATCAGTGCTGATTTAATTGACTCCAATGGAACAACCCTCACACGTGTGCTTGAGCAAACGCCTGTCACTGGTTCATTTAGTGAATTGACAGGTCATGGAAGCTTGCCTGCGACATCAAACCCTGATGTACCGCCTGCGGCATACATTGATTACAAAATGTCGATTCCAAGCAATATCGATCTCTACGTCACAAGCTTCCAATTGGTCGTCCAGGACTTACCCATTGAGCCAAGCTTTGAGCAAGACACCATTGATAGACAAATTGACCATACTTTCCACTATTACCGAGACTCTTTGCTAAGACAGCAAAAAGAATCGATTTTAACAGGATGGGACTTTGGCCTTAACCCTTGGCAGGCATATCCTGTAACAACCACCAATTTGGCAACCTTTGGTTATACAGCAGACCAAACAATCATGATTCAGCAAGCTTATGTGGCTAGTGCCACAGGCAATAATATTTCAACGGCTCGTGGCTCTGCTGCTGAAAAGTATGGCTTTAAAGTCGCATCAGTTACAGCAACTAACCAATTTGCAATGATTCAGTATATAGATCCTGCAACCATTCGTGATGGATGGGGTAAGAATTTTTCAGCACTGCTTAAATTAGTTGCACAATTGCAAAACCCAGCGGCTACCGTTCGCCTTAAAATGAAACTCATTTGGCGCACCTCTTTACCAAGTGCGATATCACAAACAGAGCCGATTACCACATGGGCTGCCAGTGGTGAACCTGTATTTGCTGCCGGATGGACTGCGATAAATTCAATCAACAATCGAGTTTATAGTCTTGTCAACGGGGCTAACTCACTACTTTTTGAGGGCTTTAGCCTGCCGGCTGCCAGTTCTACAACAATGACGCTTGGTATTGTGGTATATACGGTTGATTCCATGCTGTCATCAGGAACGCCAGATAACATATTGTTTGAAAAATGTTCTTTAGTGCAAAACGATTTTGCCATTGATACGCCGTCATTGACCTATGATGAGACTTTGCGCCGATGCCAATATTATTATGAGACAAGCTTTGAGCCCGCTGGCGCTACATTAACGACAGGCCCGCAAAGAGTGTCGCTTATAAGCGCGGTATATGAGCCACAAAATGCCTATTTTAACCAAGGTGCTGCCACTGTTTCTGCGTTTCCAAATGGATTTGGAGTCCAATACAAAGTGATTAAGAGGGCTAATCCAACCCTTGGTATTTATTCAGGGGTTACGACTACCGTTGGAAAAGTTTGGGGTGTTTTAAATGGATCGAGCGGTGCCGGCTCTAATGAAGTTGATTTGACAACCTTCTTCACAACCTTTGGTGTTAATGGGGTGTATGGTTTTTCATACCGCGGAACAGGTTTAAGTACAATGGTTGCAGCACCGAGTGGTATTTCATCATCAACCGCAGGTACAGCAGGGATACTTTATCACTATATAGCTAATTCACGACTAGGAGTCTAATGATGGCGATTCAATACAACAGCAACTATAACGACACGATACCTTTTAGTGACGTCTGTTTTCAGGTGGCTTTAGCTACCAATACCGATGAGGCCATCACCATACCCGGTGCGCCTACCACTCAGTATCAAGCTTTATTCAGCTATACGTCTACATCCAACGTGTTTGTGCGTAACAACACGGCTGCGGGCGTACCTGCTGGCGGCACGACTGAAGAAGAACAGTACAATGAGTTTAGACCGTACAAGCGTTATGTGAAAGGTGGTGATGTGCTACACTTAATTACGCCGGATGCGTCTGCTTATGTTGGAGTGTCATTAAGACAACTACAAGGCTAATAAACGAATAATCACAAGGATAAGTGATGGCCATTCAGACTATTAAGTTTAGTGAGTTTACTAACGGAGGCGATTTAGAACCAAACCAAACAACGGTTGGTTTGGATAATACGCTCACCGTTAATACGCGGTTTACAAACCCATTTCCTTTGCTCGCCCCGGGCTCAACAGGCGATAGACCTGTTCCTGCTGCAAATATGTACTTTCGCTTGCGTTTTAACACAACGACCGAGCTTTATGAGTACTATTCCCCAACAACTGCGTCATGGATCAATATTCAATCGGGAACCGACATCCTGCCATTATTGGCAAGCCATGCGGCAGGGGAAGGTGCAAGCCTGATTGGGTTACAAAACCAAGGTGGCGTATTAAATAAATTCGTTCAAGACTTAGCCAATGGCGCAATTCTTGCTCAAACAGATAACGGCACACTGGTCAATGGCGTATTCCTTGATGATTTGACAACCGGCATGCTAGGTGTGACCACAGGAACAGGCGCACTGGCGTCACGCATATTAACGGGTGTCGCTAACCAAATAGATATCGTTAATGGCGATGGCTCAGCAAATCCAACATTTGGATTGTCAAGTACTTTAAATGTTCCCGGAACCTTTACCATTCAAAGCTCATCGGTCATTCAAGCAATCATCAATGACAACACAATGGCAACAGCTTCCACAAACAATATACCAACTGCTTTGTCCATTAAGACTTACGTTGATAACTCAGTAAGCAGTGGCGTTGGGGGTGTCAATGGAAATATTCAATACAATGATTCTGGTGTTTTTGGTGGCGATCCTAATATTAATACTGATGGCGTAGGCAATTTGACCGTCATTGGGGGCTCTTTAACCGTTGATAACGTCAAATTAAGCGGTAATACCCTAACAACCCTAGATACTAACGGTAATTTCAATATCGATTTGGATGGAACAGGCCAATTCTTTATTAATGCCACCCAAGGGGTTGATGAAATCATCAACGATGCGACCATGGCAACAGCTACCTCAAACAACCTGCCCACAGCACTTGCTATCAAGCAATACGTGGACGCAGTAGCCAGCGGTCTTGCATTCTTAACCGCCGTGATGGCGGCTTCCACTGGAAACTATACAGCCACTTATTTTGATAACGGTGCAGGCGGTATTGGCGATACATTGACCAACGCAGGAGTCATGGCCGCTTTTTCTATAGATGGATTAAGCCCAAGCGTAAATGATAGGGTTCTTATTAAAAACCAATCAACACCGGCTTATAATGGTGTTTACACAGTGACAACGGTAGGCTCTGGTGCTGTTAATTGGGTTTTGACTCGTGCTACAGACTTTGATGAACCAAGTGAAATCGTACCCGGTGTGGTCATTCCAGTATTGCCCGGCGGTACTGCCAATGGCGGCACGAGCTGGCTTCAAGTGGATACCGTGGTCACCGTGGGAACAGACCCCATAGAATTTATCCAGTTTACAGCTCAATTGCCTTTAAGTTTGGCCAATGGCGGAACAGGTGCCAATTTAACGGCTGCCAATGGCGGTATTGTTTACTCTGGCGCAAGTACTTTGGCTATATTGGCCCCTGCTGCAAACTCAATGTTAGTCACTGATGGCTCAAGCATTCCGTCAATGGTGGCCTTTACCGGTAGCGGTGCGCCAGTTCGCGCCACAGGCCCAACCTTGGTTGGCCCGATATTGGGAACACCTGCAAGCGGTACATTAACCAACTGCACAGGTCTGCCCATATCCACTGGCGTGAGTGGCCTTGGTGCTGGCATTGCCACCTTTTTGGCTACTCCATCAAGTGCTAATTTAGCAGCCGCAATGACCGATGAAACAGGATCGGGCTTATTAGTATTTAATGATAACCCAACCTTTATTTCACCGATTCTTGGCACACCAACATCAGGAAACCTTGCCAACTGCACAGGATTGCCCTTGACCACCGGTGTGACCGGCAACTTACCTGTAACCAATCTAAACTCAGGCACAGGTGCAACCTCATCAACTTTCTGGCGTGGGGACGGCACTTGGGCAACCCCATCAGGAACCGGGGTGACATCCGTTTCAGGCACATTAAACCGCATCACATCCACGGGCGGATCAACCCCTGTCATTGATATTGCGGCAACCTATGTGGGTCAAACCTCAATCACTACCCTTGGCACCATTACATCAGGTACTTGGAATGCGAATGTGGTGCAACCCACCTTTGGGGGAACCGGGGTTAACAATGGCCTGTCCACCCTTACTTTGGGCGGCAATTTAACCACATCAGGCGCCTTTGCAAGTACCTTTACCATGACCGCTTTAACGTCGGTCACATTCCCTACCTCTGGAACCTTGGCCACAACAAGCCAAATACCAACGGGTGCGGCATTAACAAAGACTGATGACACCAACGTCACCCTAACTCTTGGCGGAAGTCCATCGACTGCCCTTGTCAATGCAGCCTCATTAACTTTGGGATGGACTGGCACATTGGCGGTAACTCGTGGTGGAACTGGCTTAAGCTCTGTATCGCAAGGTGATATTTTATATGGCAGCGCTGCAAATACGCTGTCAACGCTTGCCAAGAACACAACAGCAAGTCGTTATTTATCCAACTCTGGAAGCTCAAATAACCCTGCGTGGGCGCAAGTTGATTTGTCAAATGGTGTTACTGGAAACCTACCAGTAACCAATTTAAACAGCGGAACAAGCGCCTCAGGAACCACTTTTTGGGCCGGAGATGGCACTTGGAAAACCCCTGCCGGTGGCTCAGGATTTACCAGTATTGTTATACAGACCTTCCTTACTAACGGAACATCAACCTATACACCAACCTCAGGGATGTCCTATTGCATCGTTGAAGTCGTTGGCGGTGGTGGGGGTGGTGGCGGATGCGCTGCCGGTGCTGCCAACTCACTCGGTGGCGGCGGCGGCGGTGGCGGTGGCGGATATTCACGTGAATACTATTCCGCGGCAACCATTGGCGCAAGTAAATCCGTAACGGTAGGCGCCGGCGGCTCAGGCGGGGGCGCAGGCGGCACCGGGAACCCGGGGGGAACCACAAGCTTTGGCTCGCTCATGACTGCCACTGGCGGCTCAGGCGGCGGTGGGTTGACCGGCTCAACGGCATTTCGTTCGATTTCAGGGGGAACCGGCGGGGCTGGCGCTTCAGGTACGTTTAATATCAACGGCGATGGCGGTGGCTTTAGCGTGACCTCAGGAAGCACGCAGGCTGGTTCTTCAGGGGGCGGCGGAAGCTCTTATTTTGGCGGTGGAGCTATCTATAAAAACGGAACGACCGCAGCTACCGGGGGAACTGGAACCGCAATCGGTGGCGGCGGCTCAGGTGGCCTTTGCACCAACGCATCCAATGCTTCAGGTGGCGGCGGCGCAGACGGCTGTTGTATAGTTACTGAATTCATTGTTTAAGGATAAATAAATGAAAGCACTTATATTTCAAGAAAAGGTCATCGAAGTAAAAGAAATCCCTTTTGAAGTCGCCCCTGAATTATTTTGGGTCGACTGTCCTGATGATTGTGTTCCGGGATGGACTTATATCAATGGAGTGCTCGCACCCCCTGTCATTGCTCCACCTGATATCCCAGAGATTTTGAATGAATACAACGCAGGCATTCAAGCTTATTTAAACGATGTGGCTCTGAAAAAAGGCTATGAATCAGCCCTGTACTGCTTGAGTTACTTGCAAAGTTCAATCCCTGCATGGGCTGAAGAAGCAGGCGTTTTTTTAAAATGGCGTGATAGCGTTTGGGTGTATGTATTAGGGGAATTGCCAAAATTCTTAAATGGTGATAGACCTTTAATTCCGCTTGAGCAATTTATATCAGAATTCCCGGTCATAAGCTGGCCGAGTTAAGATTTTTTAAAACAAGGAGAGGGTAATGGTTTTAGATATGCAAATAATTCGTCATCAATTACAAAGTTGTATTATGCAAAGAGATGAAGCGGCACATAAATTCCAGCAATGCGTAGGCGCTATTTCTATATTAGAAGAGCAGCTCAAGGTGATTGCTCAAGGGCTTGCAAACCCTGCAAAGAAAGAAGAAGACTGTGGCTGCAAGGAAGGTACTTCACCTGAAGACTGTGAGTGTGAAGAAGAGAAAAAAGAGGGTGCCGCTGTTATGGATGGACTGCCCTGTGAAGGAGAACAACAAGATGGCCAAGTTGAGCAGCAAGAGCCGGTCGAAGCTTCCCAAGAGTGATTTTGGTATGCCCGGTGAAAAGAAGTACCCCATGCCTGATAAAAGTCATGCGCGTAATGCCTTGGCACGTGCTTCAGAGATGGAGAACAAAGGGAAGCTTTCATCTTCATCGAAAGCTAAAATTGATGCTAAAGCCCACAGGATTTTAGATAGTGGTAAACGCGGGGGTAAAGGATAATGAGTTTATTATCATCATTTATAACCAATCAATTAATTAAAAGCCTTGAAGCTCAATTTGTAGCGCATGAGCCTGAAATACAAGACGCTTTTGTTAATGAAGTCGCAGTGGCCGTTAATCACGTGGTATCTTGGGTTAATGACAAATTGCATGCCAAACAACAAAAACTAGAAGAGGGCCAGCAATGAAAAAGCCTGCCAAGAAGATGGAAGAAAAAAATATCCGCAATATGGATAGGAAAGACGAAAAGAAGTTGGAAAAAAAGAAGATGAAAAAGGACTGTAAATAATAACTCAAGGAGCGAATCATGGCTTACGATGAAACACCCCGTAAGGAAATCGAAGTCCGTGAAGGCAAGAGTCGCAATTACGCAGGTCATGATTCGTTAATTGACAGCGCAAAGGCGTCCGGCAAGTACGGAGTTCGTACCGATGCAGCAGCAGAGGGCGTCGGCTATCTAGGTGTCGACGATTTAGATAGAATAAGACGTCGGAAGTTGAAGTAAAGGACTTACTTTTAATAATTATAAGGAGATAGTTTCATGGCTATTACAGCAATCGGACGTTACTTTGTTGGCAACCCTAACATAGTGGCCATCGTCACAGACGATAACTTAGCAGCAATCACCACCGCAGGGTACTTGACTGGCGCGGCTATTGCCGCAGACATTGAAGCCTTACAAAATGGTGAGTTTCAATGGCAAGATACAGACATCGTATTAATATCCTACGCACCTGATTTCATAGTGAACTGGTTTAAATACGATGCAGCCAATGCCACATTCGTTGCAAACCCTGCTGCTGGCGGCTTAAGCAACAGTCTTTTAAGTGGACGAATTTTTGTTGGTAATGGTGCAAACGTAGCGACTGGTGTTGTTGCGTCTGGTGATATCACTAATAACAACGCCGGTGTTTTTGCAATCGGGGCTAACAAGGTACTTTCTTCTATGATTAGCCCGCTAATCAGAAAGTATGTTGCGGTTCCTATTACTGCCGCTGAGTTTAATGGCATGTATGCCGCTCCTAAACTACTTGTTGCAGCCGGTGGCGCGAATACACTGCTTGTCTTAGATCAGCTACAACTTGCAATGACTTATGGTTCTGCAAACTATGCTGCTGGGGGCGTTGCCGCTGTTCAATACGACTCCACTGCAAACGGCGCAGGTACTATTGCATCGACCACTTTGGCCGCTGCTACATTCCAAGCTGCTGCAAGCACCACATTCACTATGAACGCAGGCGTTGTGGCCTTACCGTTTAGCACCACTGTGAATAAGGGCTTATACCTATCTAACATCACAGGTGCATTCACAACCGGTGATAGTAATATGGTGGCTCATGTATGGTATCGCCAAATACCTACAGTGTAATCGTATGAAAAACCTAGTATTGGCGCTAGGTGTTTGTAGTTTTCTGTCTGGGTGCGCTAGTGAAAGGCACCTTAAGACAGAAATTTTGACACCTATTTGTATTAAGCCTATGTTTGGCTATCATTATCAGGTATGCCACAAAGTGGTTTTTAAGATAAATGGCAATGAATATTATATTCCTGCCAACTTTGAAACTGATTTGGCAAGCATCCCGCGCGTTGCATGGCCCATCATGGCGCCATCACATTCGTCACTGATACGACCTGCCATTATTCACGATTGGTTTTATCGTAAAACCTGTGATTTCTCACGCTATCAAACCGATTTAATCTTTTATCACATGTTGAAAAATGACGGTGTGTCAACTTTGCGGGCATCCATGATGTACTATGCAGTGCGTGCTTTTGGATGGAACTATTACAATGAGGACTATTGTGATGACGAACGTAAAGGATTGGATCAAGAAACACGAGAGCTTCAGATCGCATCCCTATTTGGATACAGTGGGGAAGGTGACGATAGGATGGGGACGTAATATCGATGACAATGGGATATCTAAAGAAGAAGGTGACTATCTTTTTGATAATGATTTCGCTCGCTGTCAAAGAGAGCTGGCACCCTTCCCATGGTTTGTTGACCAACCCCAAAACGTACAAGACGCCCTATTAAATATGTGCTTTAACATGGGCATTGCGCGTCTATTAGGATTTAGACGCATGATCATGGCGCTCACCGCTAAAGACTATACCAAAGCATCAATAGAAGCCCTAGACAGCAAATGGGCAACTCAAGTCGGACAACGTGCCAAGGATGTGGCACTTATGATGAGGCAAGGAAATGCTGAAAGATGAACAAATAGCTCACTTAAACGTAATGAACTGGCTGCGCCAAGTACACCCGGAAGCTGAAGAAAACAGCTACCATTTCGCCAATGAACGAAAGTGCAGCATTCAACAAGGACGATTACTAAAACGGATGGGGGTGAAACGTGGGGTTGCGGATGTTTTCATCGGAGTACCCAAACAGGGTAAAAGCGGATTATGGGTTGAAATCAAGGTTGAAGGTAATTACCCAACGAAAGAGCAAAAAGAATTTTTGGCTCGTCAAGTTAAAAATGGCTTTGCAGCAGCTTGTTGTTGGGATTTAGACGCTTGCATTCGGGTTATAGGCAATTATTTATCAGATGATATAATAACTAACTATTTCGATCAGGTAATATACCAAAAATGCGGTTAAATTATTGACCAATTTGCAGACCTGTTTTTGACCAGTATCGTATCGGTACAAAATTGGTATGAATTATACCTATTGTCTGAGTTGTATACTAAAAAAGCACTAAGTCTGATTATTTCAATAATCAGACCGTAGGTTCATCAACTTCAAAGATATGCCAGACCAAACCATTTGGCATTACAACTGTTCGCAAAAAATACATGCATTCGATGCCTGTTATCTTATGCCCGGTTCCAACGATTTTAAAATATTTTTTAACAAGATTGGCGTGTATATCTATTACACCCCACATATATATCTTGTCACCAATGGATTTTATATCGCACAGATAATAATTGTCTGGTAATTCCATGGCAATAATATCACCGGTTATCGGTATTTCGTATTTAAATATATGTCCTATCATTAAAATTCCTTTATATATAAAATTCTCCACAAGTCTTGCATTTGCATTCGGGTTGCAGCTCATAAACTTTGCCATCACTTTCATGCTCGCAATAGTTATCAATCATGGATTGGATTTTGTCTTTTAGTACTGGATAATCTTTATATTCTTTAGCATCACCCCAATGTCTGATTGCAATGTTCAGCTCCAAGAACAATATTTTTAGTTCTTCTTTTGTAAAGTCATTCATTTAATGCTTCCCATTAACATTCTTTTAATCTTAGCGTGCCATTTAGTCCATGACTCTGAGTTAACACTATCAAAATACATATGCTCATATTCAAGCCCGCACATTTGACATTGGAATTTTTGACCTCTATCAAGCATCGTTTGGTTTTTACATGTAGGGCATCTATAGGGTTTAAATTGTTTACATGAGTCTTCAGCCTCTTTTATTTCGGAATCCGAAAAATTCCATACTTCTTCAATTTCATCGTCCATCTAATCCTTCCAGTTAAAAGAATCCATCTTTTCAAATTCATTGCCTGAATGATCTTGCCATTTACTGATGTCCTCATCATGGCGTCCATTAGCAATCACCTGAAATGCCCTGAATTCCTTGTTATTTAACCTGTCCAAATCTATTTCATGAATCTTGCAAGACGCATGAACCAATTTATCGTATTCTTCATTCCAATCATTCACAGCTTTTACATATCCATGTAAAGACACTCTATAGCATTTAAATGATTTCATTTCCCGACTATAAGCAATCGTGCTATTAAACACTTCCATCTTGACTATTTGGCACCATTTGTCATAGGCATAACGCAGACTCACTCTTGGCAATATCGTATTCCAGTGAGTATCCCATGAAATTAAATCACCATTTTCACTAAAGCGTTTCATTTTGTCTTTATGGTCAACCCAAATCTTTGTCGGGAATCGAATGTGGCTTTGATTCTCTGCGACCTTCTCAATTGTATCCCCAAGGGTTGATCCATAGTTCTTAGCAAATCTAGCATAAGAACTTGGTGTGCGAATTCTGTATTGATCTTTGATAAGTCGCAGCTCATTGTTCTCACGTACCAAATACTCAAATATCACCTGATTGGTAAAACGGGCTATTTCAAAGAACGTGTGAATCACATCCAATTCCCGCTCATCTTCATCAACCATTGGATGGTCAAAATATTTCTCAACCACCTTAAGCCGATTCATGTCTTGCTCAATGCAATCAATCTGAACCGGTGAATGCAGCTCACCATTTTCAAGAATGCTCTTTAAATAAGCCAAATTCTGCAATCGCCCATAAGCTTGATGCGGATGAACAAAATGCTGCTTAACTACCGTGTGATAAAAGAACCGCACAGCCTTTTCAGTGCTTAACAGGAAGTTTTCTTGTGCTTTGATATATTGGGTAGGGTTTGTTTTTGGGTTTAATAGGTAAGTGATATCGAAGCGTGGTGAACCATTTACAATAGATATTCCGTACTGCGTTTCCTTCACATCCAGCAAGATTCTATTCTTATTAGATGCAATCTCTTTTAAGTTTCGATTGGGATCGATAAGCTCTGTGTGACACGCTCTGCATTGACGCGACACAATATCATTCTTAACACCACAGCCGGGGCAATCCTTCCATTCAAACCAGTGATCGCATCGTGAGTCATCTTTGGTGCCAATACATCGTCTGGCGGTCACTGTATTCATCGCATTGCAACTGTAACACTCAATACAGTAATCGGGATTACCTTCACGATTTTGCAATAGCGCTTTGTTAATTACTGGATTGTCAATGTCACCATGCCTATCAAGGTTGCCGGCATAATCCAAAATAAGACAATCGGTTTTACCATCTGCCAATCGAAGCCCGCGACCCAAGCACTGTATATACAAGACCAAGGACTCAGTAGGTCTAACAAACACAACAGTATCATAAGTTGGTACATCAACACCTGTACATAGAACATTTACATTCACCAAATATTTAATTATCCCAAGTCGTGCCTTGGTTATGTACTCATCACGCAAATGATCGGGCGTATTCCCGGTAATAATGGCAGTCTCTTCAGGCGGCAACCACTCAGCACACTCAGAGCAATGCTGAATGCTGCTTGCAAAAATAAATGCACCTTTCCTGTCTTTCACAATCTCTACCACTTCCGCCATAATTTTGGCGGTCAAGCGCGGCTTTTTATTGACACATGCCTCTAAGTCAACTGAGTTAAAGCGCCCCATGGAATTAACCTTTAATTCCTGAAAATCGTATTGAAGCGTCTTTTCACAATAACCCCAAATAGGATTGGTTAAATACCCTTCTTTAATAAGCCAATCAGCAGTAATCGCGCAGACTTCCTCTTGAAAGAATAATTTCTCACCGACTATGGTGTGGCCTTTGCCACGGTAGGGCGTCCCCGTGAGCCCTACGAAACGAAGCTTGTGTCCTTCCTGTTGAGCATACAGCGCATAATGATTAAATATGCGCATGTAGGTCGTATCTTTTTCATTAAAGTTGATATTGTGGCATTCATCGACAACTATTAGATTGAATGGTATTTTTGAAAACTTGCCTTTCGCTTTTATGCTGCCCCTTACTGAAAGGGGTGAGGCAAATATCACAGGCTCTTCAGAATCCTTTTGACCCAAAGCCGCACAATAAATACCAGCATTACCACCTTGAAGTCTATACGTTTCGGCATTTTGGCGAATGAGCGTGCTATTCATTGTAAGGCAAAGCGCACGCCATCCCGCTTTCTCAATCACCATCAGTAATTCAGCTATGATAAGGGACTTACCAGCACCAACGCTTGCATTAACCAACAATGGCCCTTCAGTTTCTTTTAGGCGTGCTTTAAGCTTATCAAGCACCTCTTTTTGATACGGTCTTAATTTTTTCATAAAGCAAAATCAATCCTTCATTGTTTTGATGCCCAAATCATCAGAGCATACGCAATCCCTGCGCACAAAATAGTTAAGGGTAGAGCTAAAAAGTCATACATAATTTCACCTTATTCAGTTATTGGATAATCAGGTAATGGCATCCAATGGGTAACCGCAACATCATCATTTAATATTTGGGTTGAATACCAAAGACAGCAATGTGTCCATTTTCCATTCTCGCGATGGCCTGTCATGATTTCTTTCCCACCCATAGGGTTTATCGCAAAATACAATACCTCTTTCCTGTCTTCAGGAAGCTTGTCATCAACATCAATCCAGCAATCTTCTATACTCATCGGTAAAATCTCAGTAAAAGTAAAATTACAAAATTCAGGGCAAAGCTGATTAGCAAAACCCCACAACTCGTCCCACTGCTGTTCTTTATTGCAGCTTGGACATCTTTTCATTTGCATTGGTCATCCCTAACAAAGTATCTTTATTTTTGTATCGTAGGATTTCCAAAAGGAGTCGTTTTAAATTCTTTTCAAGCGCATCAAGTCCATACTCAGTAAGAATTATTTTTTGACTATATAAGGCCACGCGTGCCAATCCATCATGGCATTGCTGATTGACAGTGATAACCGTTAAGTTGTCTTGATTTTCTTCTATCTTGAATATGGACTCTGTAAGTAGCTCTATCATTCAAAATTCACCTGTTTCATCCCTTCCATATTGCGCTTCATCCCATCCAACACCTTTTGATAGGTATCTATAACAATATGCATTATCTCAGACGCACTCACCTGTTTATGACCAACCTGAAGGTAGTCATCAATGGCTTTAATGGCAGCGTTGACCATATTAAATAAACTTAATTCCATGAAGTCATGAATGCCTCCACGTTTAGCCGTGTCAAACTTTGCAAGGAAGGTTAATAGAAACTGATGGGCATCAATAACTTTCTCATGAGCCGCAATTTCACGGCCCTCATAACGATTAATTTCCATAGCGCTCCTTAAGGGATTTAATCTCTCTTCTTATTGAGGGGTAACCGCTATTAAGAAAAGGAATTTCTATGCCTTTTTTACCGGCAACATAAATAATAGCTGCAACTGATTTTGCGCCCAAGTTTGGAATGATAGCCAAATCTCTTACAGTTAAGCCTTTGAGCTCGGAAATTCGCACAATTTTTTCTTCTTTAAGTGCTTTTACAGTGCGCACCTCAAGACCTCCTTGAAGGAACATTTCATGATTATCGAACAGTTCCGAAATAAGTAAATCTTCCTCAATGGGTTCTTTCTCAGGTTGTTTCGGTGGCGTATCAGTTAGAAAAAAGTTTTCAATGCGATAAATAAATTCATTGATTTGAATCGTAATGCCGATGAGCTCTTCTTGCCGATTGACAATATCTTCCATCAGACTTACAAGCGTTTTACGCTGCCCACGCACTTCATCGTAAGCCCTAGCTAAATCTGCCTTGTATTTGCGTAAAAGCTCCAATTCACATTTGATGGCCTCATCGTATTGGCGATTTAAGTTTTCTTCATAGCGATGAAATATAAGCTCAATATGTTCTTTTTGTTCAGAGGTTAAGGGATCGTTAGTGGACACTTTTACCCCCTTTGTCATCCATTTGCTTTTTAATAATAGCAACAATGGCTTCCTTCACTTCATCGGGTAAATCTTTCATTTCCAGTGTCACAGCTTCTTTTTGTTCTTGAACAAAGAAGGGGTTCATATCCAGTTTTACTGAATCCCATCCTTTTTCGATGGCTTCACTGGTTTGGAAAAAAGGGTGATGCAAATCAAAGCCAAAGCGAAAGGCATGACTTGCCATGTGCATTGCATGATTGGCACCCATCCATATGGCACCTAAACGGTGGAGTGCCATGTAGCGCTCAAATACATCCCCCTTTCTATCTTCAAGAACCTCAACTTCTTCAGTCATGTCCTTCATTAAATCAAGTACCTTTTTGATGAGTCCCCTGATATTTTTCTAATCAATCTTCTGTATTTCTTTCATTCATTTCATCCTTTCTTTTATTTAAATAAACAATCATGCATCCCATGCCACAAAAATCTAATGGTGGGAATGACAAAATATTATCCACAAAATTCACTTCAAAATGACCTATGTACGATCCTGTTAAATTCTTATCGCATTGATCGCAATGATGGGTCGTTTTTCTCATTTGTGGCATACCTTGTTAAATTTACACATCTTGCATTGATACCAAAGCGGCGATCCATTAATGCGCGGTGGCGCCACATTCGCTTGTGTAATCATTAAAGCCTTGCATTCCAAATTAACGTAAAATGCGGGGTCAAAAGTCACTAATTCATCGGAAATCTCACTATTATCCTTATTTAGTACAAGTATATATGTACTATATATGCGACTCATCCCCATATAGGACTGAATTTGCGCATAATATTGAGGATTCCAAACCTTAACCCCTTTCTTAACAAATATCTTAAAACTGGCATCTTTAGCGGTTTTAATCTCAATGATGGCCTTAAATACACCACCACGACCAATCCAAACCGAATCAACATGCCCCTTAAATTGCGGCACCATCTCAGACGACAACGTGCGTTGTGGCAACACGCCAAGCGTAATACCTGCATCATCAAGCCATTCCATAACAAGACGCTCAAGCCACTTACCAATAGCCCAAGTGCGCCGTGTTTTAGTGGGTACTTTCTCAGCCTTTGTACCCTTAAACTCATACCAAATCTGTCTTAAACAATCGGAGCCAATGCTACTGGCCCCGATGTAATCACGCGTATCATTTGAATCATGCGCCTGATACTTTTCAATGCGCTTGGTTAATATATCTCTGGCCATTTATAATCCTAATTGTATTAAAATGGAACATCGTCCAAAAGGTCTTGGGTTGGTGCTGCTGCCTGATTGCGACTAAAAGCACTGTCAATAGGTTCGCGTCCACCACTGGCATAAGTGGCTACAGCAACGTGAGTGGTGGCAGGAATCCCGTGACCTGTTTCGCATTTAAAGCCCTTGGAGTCATGAATTTCAGCAACCCAATTGTATTGACGACCCTGATCGTTTGGCTCAGTTTCGCGAATCTTAATGCCCGCAGCCTTACCTACAAAAACCGCCAAATCTTGGTCAGTAGGTTCACCGGCATGCTTAGGCTTTGTGTTATATAGCTGATAAATTAATTTGAGCATGTTGAGCGCTCTATGGCGTGCCTTGGCTGGCTCTTTAGCCATTGGGTCGCCGTACACTTTAAGCTTTTGCTCAACCTTAGAGCCTTTAAAGTCCCCATCGGTTAAAAGCCAGCTTATGGATAAATACTTATTGCCATTGAATTCGGCATTTTTGAAGGACTCAACGCGAGCTAGCGCCATTGTGCCGTCTGGTATTTGTGTAAAAGACTTTGCAAATGCATCTTCAGCATTGCCCGTAACTTCACCTATTTCAGATTCCCAAAAACTCATTATTTATTCCTCATCATTAAAGTAATTTTCAACTGCACCTTTTACCGTCAACAAATCGTTGGGTATAAGGAACTCTTCAAACATTCCCATCGGGGACTTGGCCAAGAACTCACCATCATATTGAGTTTGAAACAAGTACTCGCCATCCACTACACGTGAATGCAGCACTGTTGTAAACAAGCCCTCAATGGTTATTTTCTCATCCAACATCTTGCCAATGGTTTTGCATTTGGAACGCCCTGTGGAATCCACATCACTATGCGCCAAGATGAAATTGGTGAGGGTGGGGCGTGTGCCTAGACAAGCATTAATCGTGCTCCATCCATGATTGGCAAGCTCTGAAAATTTATCAAAGCCTTTCTCAGACACCCGGCGCATGAACTCATAGGCTAGAATGTATTGCCAGTCGTCAATGACGAGCGTTGTGATGTCTGGTCGCTCTTTATTGACCATCTCAATACAACGCACGACATGCGCCCAATCATTGGTGGAATAGTAGTTGCCTAGCTTGTTATCCTTGGTGTACAAGTGATAATTTTTTTTGAATGCTCGAAAGGGTAGTGGTTTGTCCAAAACATTAATAATGAACGTGGATTGTGGATCTAGGTTTCGCAAAGCAGTGGATTTCCCACTGCCTGATTGACCTATTACTAGTACAGTATTACTCATTACACGCGCTCCTTGATCGTGATTCCTGCCTTCCCGGGCTTTTTATCAATTAACTCTGCTAACTCATCACGAACTTTTTTAGGCGCGTCTACCATGTATTGGTCGCACAGTCTCTTGTCAATCGAATAAGATATAGACTCTTTAATCGGATTGAAATTATCAGGGATCTTCACATCACCTGATTCATACAGCTTTTTATTTAACGAGTAAACAAAGGGTGTCTTAACCTCAATTTTCCATACGCCATACTCGTATGTTTTTTGTCCTTCATGATTGTGGTCAAGCGAGCCAATAATTATATCGGTTAATTCTTCTTTTCTTAAAAGAAGCTTTGCGATTTGCTTATTAACTTTCTCAAGCTCTTTAACACTATCAACAAAACAGTGCTCTTGTTCACTTGTATGATCGAATTCTTGCATTTTATACCTCTTCTACTTTATTTAGTCTGCGTCGGTATTGACGTAAAACGAATATTAAAATAACTGTTGCTATATAGAA